GTCATAGGCAAATCAGTTGTTTCAGAGCTAATAGTTTCGCGTATAAACACGTCTAATACATCTATTGGTGCTGTACCATTGGTGCTATCAATATTGTATTCTGTGGTGTCTTTAACCATAGCTACAGTTTTTTGAGCTATAGTCCATTGATTTAGGCCTCTATTGGCCCACTCAGCCAACATAAGATTTAAACTTCTGTTTGCAGATTTGAGGTCATACCCTGTTCGCATTTCCAAACCGCATCTTTCAAAAGCCTCTTCGATGTATTCACCGACATCTAGTTCAAAGTCTTTGCTGTTAGATGTTGCCATTAATCCTCCGTATCATTATACAGGTTATCGAAAACCCGATTTACGTCTAAGGTATAGTCTAAATCAGATTTTGAATAATGTATATGAGCAGAGGGTCGGAAGTCGGGTGCGCCTTCGCCGTGTGTAAACCAAGCTGGATGTGTAACCCGGACACGATTATTAGGCAAAGCTACTATGTTTCCTGTCCATTCACCAGCATCTAAAAGCTCCATGACGTGGCTTTGTTTGTGTTGTGCTGGATCATCCGCGATTTCGCTTTCAGTATAGTCAACCGTAAACATGTATTTAGCTGGATAAAACTCACCGTCAATTTTGGCTATCCAGGGGCAAGGAGTTGCCCTGTCAATCACATAAACTGCATGATGATGGGATGAGCAATCCCAGGGTTGTGCATCGTGCACGGCCATAGGTTCTGGCCATTCTTCAAAAACTGTATCGCCGACCAAAGCTGTAATCGGCATCCTGGCCCACATAGCGCCACCATGAACCGTATCTTCTGGCTCGCCGTCTGGAGCTATGCCTGTAAATATAACCTGGAAACTTAAACACCTGCATGGCATTGATGTAACACCAACTGCCATCGCATGTAAAAACTCGCCATGATATGCCTCATGGTTATGAGTGTATTCTTTTCTTACCCAACACTTAAAGTAGGGGATGTTTGAATGTAAGTACGCCACAATACTTTATTTTGAAAACTATTTTCTGCCGAAAAGGCCCATGTTTTTCTTGCCATTCATTCTTTTGCCTTTAGACATCATTTTTCCGCCCTTACGCATACCCTTGGCCATCATCTTACCGCCTTTACGCATGCCTTTGGCCATCATTTTGCCACCCTTTTTCATGCCTTTAGCTTTGACTTTACCGCCGACTTTGTAGCCTTTTGACTTCATCTTGCCGCCTTTTTTCATGCCTTTGGCTTTCATTTTTCTTTTCATATTTACTCCTATGATCTGCCGAATAAACCCATATTCGGCTTGTTTGAAATTATACCGCCTTTAGCGGCAAAAGTTTTTACATTTGTAGGCTTGCCGCCTACCCCTTGTTTTTTAGCACGTTTTCTTCTAACCGCTGATTTGATTTCTGATTTACTCATATTCTTAGCGGTTGATCTGGGCACGCATTTCGGATATTTTCTTTTAGATCCTTTAGTTGATGCGCGTCCGCACTTTTGAAATTTGCCGTCTTTTTTTGGCGCACCAATATCTACCCAATCACCTTTGGGGCCTTTACCAAACCATTCTTTTAACGACATTATTTATACTTCTTACTTTTTACTTTACGGCCCTTATTTTTACCGCCCGTTCTGGCTATTAAACCTCGAGCTTTTGCTTGAGCCTTTTCACTAAACCCTAATTTTTTACCGGATCTAATTTTTTTCTTAATTGTACTAACTTTTGCGACCATGAGCTTTTCTTATAGAATCTTTGCCTTTTCTAAATATATTAGCTACACCTTTTTTACCCATTACTTTGGCCCTTTGTTCGCCAACCGTCAAGATCTGTATTTTTCTAGCAAAAGGTTTTTTAATTCTTTTAACTTTATTTACTGTGGCCGTAGCGTCGGCCATAGTCTTAAACTTAATGCTTACGGTATCTTTAGGGTTTTCGTCTGTATATAAACGTCTGCCAGATCCTTTTGGTTTTTTACCAGTACCGACCTTTGGATCTCTTTTCTTTTTTGATCCTTTGCTTACAGATTTGCCAATGCTACTTCTGCTTATGGCCATGATTTTTAACTTCTAGGCACCCTAGTAGGCTTACGTTTGCTATCCATGATTGCGCCACAGCCTCTAGCCTGGAGCGTTACAGCTCCACCGTTTTTCATAAAACCCATCTTGTTTCTAACTTTTGTAGGTAGTTTGGACAGGCCTTTACCTTTATTACCAGCTGGTATCGGTTTTAAATTCTTATTAGTCACTTCGCCTCCTTCTGCTTTTTTTGTGCCCTTGTATTTACCGCCTCTTTTTTTGTAGGTTCTTACTAACCAAGCGTTTGCATAAGCGGACGGGTAAACGTCAAATTTTCTTTTCGCCTCTGATTTAACTCTTTGATACAAAGAAGGGTTAGCGACATTGCTTGGTGTTTTAGATTTAGCACTACCGCCCTTGCCAAACTTAATACCCTTTAAAGTTTTAGCCTGTTGCGCGTGTGTTTTACTTGCTTTTTCTAGGCCTTTAATTACTTTATTTACTTTTCTTTTTGTCATTATTATTACCAGTTTTTACAAGACCAATATCCAGCTGTAAAGACATCCTTCTTTTTTTGGACGGCATCACAATTATGCCTGGCCCGAAAAGATTTTCGTCTTGCTGGTTGGTCTTTTTTAATTGACATTTTGGGGTCGCCGTATCTTACGATTTTTACTTGGTCGCCCTTTTTTGCTAATACGGCAAACTTTTTTTTGGCTCCAGGCGTTCTTTTTTGTTTGTTATAACCAGGAAAAGACTCTCCGCGGTAGGATAACCTACCGCTCGGAGATCTTTTGACATCTTTGGTCGTTGCCATAGATTAGTCGTATTTCTTGATTAACTCCAAAATAATCATGTAGCTGTCACCACTAGAATGTCCAGTAGTTGTAAAATCGAGATCACCCGTTTTACCAGATCCAGCATTATTTGGAATCGCGGTGAATGTATCGTAATACTCATCGCCACTTGAATCGGCTGGTAAACCAATAGCTAGCACGTTTGTACTTGCATCAAAATCTATTTTTACCGACATGCCGACACAGGACCACCATATTCTTTGAATATGTACTTCTGTGCATGCTTGTCCTTTTGTGTTAGATCCCAAAGCAGAAACGTCTACTTTCTTTACAGCAGTTTCACCCGTGCCGTCTGATACGTTAGTGAACCGCAAAACAGCAGTTCTTTCACCATCTTGAATGGTTTGAGAGGTTACTGCGTCTGCCATTTTATCTTCCTACGATAGCTGTAACGTAATCAATAGTCATGGTTTTAGCCGCGGCCGCACCGTTTTGAATACCGAATGATACAGTTAATTCTTCGTTATCTGGTAGATTTGTGTTTACAACACCTACTGGCTCTGCGTTATTAACAGAGTAATGAACCAAAGCTGTATCTGGATCTACAAAAAAAGCAACAGTAACAAAAGTGTCGTCCTCCATTGTGTGAATCGCGGTTGTATCTGTTGATGTGCTATCTTTTTCAACGATGAAGTCTAGGTTTGTATCACCATCGTCTTTAATGAAGAAAATACCGTCTGATACTGCTAATGGAGAAGTATCGGTAATTTGTAGGCCCATAACAAAGTCAGATTCAGTTGCGTCACTAACTTTGAACCTAGCTGAAAAATAAGCTCTTTTTGAACCGTCAATCAAAAAGGACTCGCCTTTTAATTGTAAAAAGTCGTTATCGTTATCGCCAGCCGCGTTAGTAAGCAAAAGTTGACCACCAGCACCAGAAGTAATTACCTCTGTTGCGGATCCTGTTCCTGCCTCAGTTGTTGTTACTGTCCAGTCACCACTGTTATAGGTCATAAAATCATTGAAATAACCATAGTGTGTTTGGTCAGAAGGTAAAGGCACAAACATCGGTTGATCTTTTTTTGCCTTGGTTGCAACGGTATTACCCGCCCATTGTATTTGGTTTTGAAAATGTGGATTAGCCATTATGAACTCCTTTGTTTGTATTAATGGAAAGCGGCAAGCCGCCCCTCATCAAGCTAATTAATATTGTTAATTAGATACTACACCCAAGGAATTACTTTAGCAAGTGAAGTGAGTCTAAAATATCAAGCGTATCTTTAGGATCTTTGTGCAATATACCAATGCCGCCAGCCTCCTCCCAGTGCTCAATGTTAGATTTTTTATCATCGACCAGGACATGGTTTGGCCTAGCAAATATCTTTTTATCTTTACCCTTCAAAGTAGATGATACAACGACGCTCGGACAAACGTATTGTCTGATCCACTCAGTCTTGTCTGCAACCACTAAAGGCCTATTGATTAAACCAGAGCAAGTGAGAATTTCCCAGGGCACGTTAGAATCTTTTACCCAGGCAATTAGATCTAACGCTCCTGGCATGTAAGGCAAGTTTCTAAATAACCTTTTGTTAGTAAACTCAACCTTGCGATGATCGTAAGTTTGTTCGTTCCACAGTGGCCCGTCAAGAAAGTCTGGGCCCTGGACACCTGCGACGAAGTCAGCTAAGACTCCGTCCATGTCCAGATAAATTTTACCTATTGCCACTATGCCATCTCCTTCTTTTTTAATACTTTAAGTATCAGTTCAAGTTTTTCGAGATCGTCCCAAAAAACTTTACCCTTTTGAAACTTGATATTTTCAATAGTCATTTCAAGTCTTTGAGCCAAAGTATATCCACCGATCATTTCCACTATGCCACCTCCTTGTCGTTGTAAATGAAACCGTCAATATCAAAGTTGTCGATCACAACAGTTTGACCATGTGTTTTGTAAAGAGTGCCCTCGTCCATTGGGCCAAGTGGAACCAAAAACCAATATTTGTTTTTGTTGGCGTCATAAATTACGTCGCCACTAGAAGTAGACCTCAAACCCATAACCTCGCCAGTTTTTTTGTTTATCGGCAAATCAGCAGTAACTTTAACCCTCGGATCATAGTCATCGTTGACGATTTTGTTGCCGTCATACTCAAACTCTGGGCCCCTAGACCAAGAGCCGTCAATGTTGTTGGTTAATCCAAAAGCCTCTCTGATTGTATTGACATCAACCTCCGCTACCTTGGTGTAACCTTTGGTGTTATCACCAAACTCGTTTGCATGAAATACTGTAATCATTACGCTACTCCTACCAATTTGTTAAAGTCTGCAACAGGTATTTCACCTAAGACTGTTATTTCGTTGCTATCTAAAACAGTGTTGACAATTTTTTCGTCCTCTACTGGTCCCCACTGTGTGTTATCAACAGTGTCGTCTTTGAACAGCGGTGCTGTCCACAAAAACTCACAACCTCCATTGCCCGCTGTTTCCATAATATAAGCATTACCCTTATATACTGGAACAGTAAAAATTTCATACTTGCTCATTTTGCCCTCCTTGGCTTCTTTATTAATTTTACTTCCCACATGTCTAATATACTAAATATTGCACATATTTACAAGTTTTTATACATATTATTTGTAATTAATTTAGGCCAAAAAAAAGGGCCCTGGTGGGCCCTTAATTTGAAATACTTGAGTTATAAACGGTATTTCAGTCGTTCTATTTACGCACCTTGTGATCCGAAGATTCCTCTCCAATCAGAGAAACCAAATGAATATCTTTCACGCGCTTTGTAACGAATGTTACCAGTTGAGAAATCTGGTTCCATGGATGTTTCCATGCCAGTTCTCTGGAACATTTTAAGGCCATCGCCCATTGCTGTTACAGAAGTTAAGATGAAGTATGCGTCTGGATCGTTCAGATAATGGTTTACTGAATAGCCGCCAGGAAGAACACCTGTGTTCTTAATAGCGTTCAAGTCATTATCAGAAGTTCCAGTTCTACCTGGAGAATTAAGAATTCTGTCAGCAACAAATACTAATTGTGGTGGCACGATTAGTTTGTCAGCTTGAACAGAGATTGTTAATCCCTTGTCATCTGTGAAAGTTGAGATACTAATTAGATCGTCCTCTAATGAAGTTTCATTAAGGTCGGCCATAGTTGTTTGTCTATTAGCCGCAGTACCACCACCCGCTAATGGGTGAGCAGTGTTAATTAATGAAACACCATCTCCGCCAGTAAAGCTGGATGAGAAAGCATTATTGAGAACGTCCGCACCTTTAACCTCTTTGGTATGAGCCATAGATTTTGCTAGTGCTTTAACGTATCTTTTCCCGAGTGAGTCGTAAAGGTTATCCTCAACAGCCTCTTCTGTTAGAGCAAACGCTAACGCCACTGTATCGTGGGTGTAACGTGCACTGAAACTTTCAGACGCGTTGTCAAAGACTACTCCTTGACCTTCGGTTTTAGTCGGCGCAGATCCGAATCCAGTAATTAATACTTCTTCTTCAAAGGCACGGTTGGAATCTTCAATAGTGAAGATCTCTTCGTATTCACGATCGTATTCATCATAGTTAAGACCAAATAATGAATTCAGACCTGGTTCTAGCTCTTTAGCTAGTTGAGCTCTTGATATTGCCATTATTTACTCCTTACGCTAGGCCAGCACCTTTCTGCCCCATGATGTGGTTTTGAATCACACAAAGAACATTGGTGTTGCTTGATGCTACGTCATCGTTATCGGGATCCTGGGAGATATCAATAGCCTTGAGAGGTAACGTTGCGGTCGTAGCACCAGTAGTTACGTCTAATTCAAGGTTTGACCTTCCAGACTTAGTATCGCCAACAGGTGAACCATCAACAATGTCGAAGTTTCCAAACAGATCTGCTACCGGGAAGGTATCGTCTGCTTGAACCTCAAACACTACGTTTGGATCATCTATTACGCTTGCGATTATATCACTAGCAGAAATACTGCCAGGATATGTGTTTTTGAAAACTTGCTCGCCTGTGGTTGGATCAGTGTATTGAACACCGTTAAACACTCCGACAATCGGAACAGTACCAGTTGCGGTATGTCTACCAATTACACCAGCTGTCAACTGAGTTACTAAATCGCCTTGAAAGATTGGAGTTGTAGCTCCACTTGCGATTCTGTATCTTGATTGACCACCAGAGTATGGTGCTCCACCCATCATACGAACAGGCTTGCATCCAAATGCGCTATCACTATTAGCCATTTTTAGCTCCTATTATATGTTGTTACTTTTTCCCAAAAGTAACATTAGACTCCCTTTTTGAATCATACTGCACATAACGGCTATCTTTACGCGACTCATTGAACATGTTGTTATCCAGTGCCTCACGTTTTTTAGCTGTTTGACCTTCATAATAAGCATTACGCTCATTCTTGGTTTCTACAGGAATCTTCGCTAAGAGTAGTCCATCGTTATAAACAATGCCAGCGTGTCTGCCTTCTTCCATAGTAGGTAAGACAAATTCTGTGGGTAAGTCAGTACCTCTTACGAGTTCCCAACCTTCCCTTAGTCTTTTACTTACGTTACTTCTATCCTCTTGGCCCAGCATGGATTCTCTTATCCAACGATATTCATATCCTTCTGGTGGGGTAGGGGTTTCTAGCTTTCTAACCGGCCTCCATGGTTGTCTACGAGTAGTATTAGCGTGACTCTCGGATTCACGGGATTGTCTGGTTGTAGTTACTTTTTCTTCGTTCATTTTGCCTCCCTGTTGGCTATTTTTTGTTTTTCTTTAGCAACAGATTTTAACCACGCATCTTCTGTCATGTTGTGTGGTTTTAATCCTCTGAGACGCTCAACTTCCGATTTAGAGAAAGTTACACCGTTCTTTTTGCCTTGTGTTTTCTGTCGACCTCCCACAGAGGTTGAGGCGACTCTTTGCACAGCGGGTCTACCTTCTGATTGCTCGACATTACCAGATTGTTGAAGATCTGGATAAACTTTATAAACACGACTATTGAGCTGGTCATAATATTCTTGTGAGTCAGCCTCATAACCTTCGTTTATTAAATTAAAGTGTGTGAAATACGCAAATTGCGTAGCTTGTTGATTGGTTGGGTCCGAATCATCGCCGTACCAAGAGTTTTCTGCGTGCCATTCTTTGGCCTCTCTTGAAGGTTCTGGTTGGACCTGTGGTTGCGCAACCTGGTTTTGTTGTTGCACAGGTTGTGGGTTCTGAAACGTTTGTTGATCTGCTTGTTGCTTTGCAATTTTAAGTTTTTCTTTTTGAATACTTAAATCACTTTTTAACGTATCAGCTTTACTTATCAACTCAGCGTCATTTGATTGTATAGCTTTTTTGTATAAATCATCGGCTTGTTGTTGTTTTGCCTCCAAAGCCTCTTCTTCTTTAACCAAAAGTTGAGCCTTGGTTTCTTGGTTTTGCTTTAACATGCTTGCTGTTTCCATTTCTTTTTGGGCCAGCATTTGCTCTAACCTGGCCGCTTTTTCCTCTGCGGCTCTGTTGCGCTCATTCAGCTTGTTAATTCTTTTTGATACACCTTTTGTGTAATTTTCTAATTCATCGTCTGTGGAAACAGCCTCAGATTTAGTTTCTTCGGTTTCCGGTTGATCCACTACCTCTACTTCTAACTCTTCAACCTCTGGCTGAACAGCTTGAGTATTTTCTTGTTCACTCATCATAAACTCACTATGTCATCTGGATTGAGAATGGTGGCTATAACTTCATCATCATTGATGATTCTAACCTCCGCACCATCTTCAAGTTTAAACCTAGAGCCAGAGTAGCGCCCTATTAAAACCCATTGTTTTTCTTCGCACCATGGCTTATCGCCATATCTTGCTTTGTCGTTGTAACACTGAGGGCCCATTTTAACCACATAAGCAACAACAGTCGCTAGGGCCTCCCGATTAACTGTTTCTTTTGCTAATACAATACCACCTTTAGTTTTTGCTTTACCCGCATACGGAAGAACCAACATTCTCCATCCTGTAGGTTGTGGCATGCGGTCTAAAAGGGATTTGTCTAAGAGTTCTGGATCCAAAATTCTATCATCCGGATCTATGTAAGCGTCTGCTACTTTTTTTGTTTCTGCCATTATCAACCTTTATATATGTCACTAAGTTCGTTTGCAATATAGTATAAAGCACTGAGCTCTCCTTGCAAATATTTATAATGTTCAATATCTTTTAAGCCGCCAGACATTAAAGTTTCTTGAATTTGCTTTTCGCGATTTTCAATCAACTTTTTTACTCTATCGAGTAGATCTATTTCATCCATTACTTTTTATTTTTTGATCCGGCTGGTCGTCCTTTTTTTTTGGCTGTTGTTTTTTTGGCTGGTGTTTTTTTAGCTGTTGATTTTTTCGGTGCAACTTTTTTTGTTGTTGCTTTTTTTGGTGTAGCTTTAGGTTTAGGCTCCTTTTTTACTACTGGCACTGAATCTGGAACAACCCCACCTGCCTCAATAATTTTAAGTTTTGCCGCTATCCTGGCGTCACTTGCCTCTTTTTTAGCTTGCGCATCCATAACAGCTCTAGCATTTGCCTGCATTTCCTTGGCGCGTTCCTCTGCTTTCGCATGCTTTAGCTTTCGAACGGCATCTAATTTATAAGATGTTGTCATTTTATCTCCTAAGTTTGGTTTCTAACTCTAGCAATTTTAGATCTGCATTTTGCTTTAATCTATCTATAGCTAATTCGAGTTTATCATCAGCAATCGTTTTTTGCACATCAATACGTTGTTTTTGTAAATCTGCATCCAATAATTTTTCCTGTGCTCTTTGCTCTTGTTTTGCAACAAATTTGTTAGCGTCAAGATCTAACTCTTTATCTTTGAGTGCTAACTCTGTTTTTCTGATTTCCACAAGAGGATCTTCACCAGACCCCTGGCCTATGGATTGGAGAAAATTATTGGTAAGTTCAGCCATAATTGGGGCACTGAATTGGTCGAGTATCATTTGTATTTGCTCCCCGATTTGTTGAGCCTCTTGTGGAGTGACTTGTTGCATTTGCATTTGAATCTCTTGTATTCGTAATTGTGTTTCTTCTGGGATCTGCTCTACAGCCAACTGAGCTGATAAAAACTGAAGATGTTGCATGCAATGACTAATAATTAAAGACTGAATTTGTGGGTTTTCTTGAACAACACTTGTCAAAAATAAACTTCTATGAGCCTCAACGTGTGCTTGATGATTTTGTTGCTCAAAAGCCTGTGCTGGTTGACCAAGTAAAAGACCAGAGTTTTCAATACCTGCATCAATAGGCCTTGGAGTCATATCTGGCGGTGGTTGCAATAAATTATCAACGTTATCAACACCTAAAGCAGAGTACATTCTACGGTAAGCCTCGTATATCCCCATAGGCCCATGAACTTCTGGGGCAGATTGAACCATTTGTAGTAACTCTTGTGCCAGGGTAACTCTTTGACTTTGTGAAAATATGTTTGGATCTGATACCGGTATTACGTCGATTCTACCGTCAAAGTCCTGGCTTTTTATTTCTTGTGATCCAGAACCAACAGCAAACTCATAAACAGGCGGTAAATACTCCGCAAAAACCTTAGAAAGTATCTGAAACTCTATTTTTTGTGCGTAATGTAACCGTTTGTGAATTGCGGACATAACTTTTGTTCCGCGCTCTAGTAAAGCCACCGTAGTCCCTACAGGCATCGCTTGGTTCATGTCGCCTACGTTCATATCAGCTATTGCCGCAAAACGCTTACCAGAGTCTACAAGCAAACCTAATAATTGCATTAATACACTGCTTGGTTCTTTAATCGGTAAAGGTATTAAGTTTTCTCTTAGAGAGCCACCCGTGGTGTCAATATCTCTAAATTCTCCTGGTTGTAGTGGCTCATCTTCGTCCCGTATGCGCATGCCTCTTGCTTTGAAACCGGCAGGTAGATTGGCTAACGTGCCGCTATCTATAAGCTGTCTTAATATTGATGTTGATGCTTTTGATAACCCACCAATCATGTGAGATAGGCCTAAACCATAAAAACCTAGGCCTGGTAAAAACTTATACTGAACGAAGTAATTAATTTTGTTTTTAAGAGGATCTGTTTCTAAATAGTTTCTTCTTATTGATAAAACAGTTGATGAGTCCTCATCTATAGTAATTATGTATGGTAATTTTAAACCTGTAGGTTCTCCTTCTGAATCAAGATCTTCAAAACCCTTAATATCTAATACAGTATGAATCTCGTAAATAGTTCTATTGCGATCTTCTTTATAGCTAGGCTCTACGCCTTGAATATCATCAATCGCTTTTTCTATTTCTGATTCAGAGTCGTAAGTTTCATCATTTATTTCGACGTTTGCATAAAAACCAGTTAATTGTTGTTTCTTAACTTCATTCAAGGACATGCTGATTGCATGTGTAATTCTCTCTGCTGAGCTGATATCTGAGGCCTCGTAAGGCACTATTAGATCTTCGGGCGGTATAAACTTGGATACTGCTTTGCCTGTAACGCTATCAAAATATACTTTTTTGAAAGCAGATCCAGCCAAAGGTAGATAAAACAGTAACATATCTAACTCTGGATCATAGTCACTCATTACATTCATAATGTAATAGTTCATAAATTCTTGTACTCTTTCGGCTTGATCCTCGGTTTCTATTGTCCTAGCACCAATAATTTCTGTCTTGACTGGGCCTTTAGGCGGCAACATTTCTTTATAAGCCTGGGCCTGGAATTGTGTTACGGCCTCTGCGAGTATTGGATGTATCACTCCAGAGGATCCTTCAAAGGGTTGTGATCTTGATTCGTCAAACTTCATACCAAGGTATTTAAGGCCATCGGTATAAGTTCTTTCCCATTCTGATCTTGATTGTTTATCAGATTTAATTGAGCTTATAAGATCTGAGGATATT